CTCGCAGCAAGTCGCCCCGTAGGGTTTTTTTTCAAGAGCTGAATTGTTGATTCTGTCAGCGCTTCCCTCATCTGCTCAGCCGCCCGCAGCATTCCCATCGTAAGCGCCGCACCGAGGGCGCCTGTAAACTTTCGAGCAAAGGCGCTGACGTTGCTATTTATCTCGACCTTGAAAGCATCAGCCATCTCAGCACCCCGGATTATCGAATTGACCGAGCCGAAAGGGAGTGAGGGGATTGTCTGAGTCGTCCTGAATGGTCTCTTTTGCCGAGACCGAACCCCGCGCCCGTATCGCCCCGGGCCGCTTCGGCCCTGAGCTCTTTGAGCAGGTCTCTATAGAATTGAGTTTTCTGAGAGCGAGAGCCGCCGAGCCCTAGAGCTCCACGGTCAATCTCTCGAGCAAACTTCGCAAGGATGCCCTCAACCGCGTCGATAGCGGCTAGCGTAGGGTCTCCTCGAGTAGCTAAAAGCGCGTCGAGCAATTCGTTGCTCAAGAGCTGATCGTTTGTATCAACATCCCCGATGCGAAATCGCAAGATGTCGCGATCTGACCCGAGACTATCGCTATAGCTCCAACTCATTACTCAACCCTTTTGCGTGGTCTCCCGCGCTTGCGCTTTGGCTTCAAGTCTGCGCTCAACAAATGATCGGGCACCTCTACAAGCGTACCCGCTAAAACCATTCGTCTAAACGCTGGCCAATTGCGGGCATCAGGTAGCGGCGTCCATGCCGCCACCTTGCCCGAATTGGTCGTGATTTCCCGCGTTGGGAAAATCATTAAGCAACCGCTGTTCTAAAGAACACGCCGAGGTCTGCACCAGTGACCTTGAAGTCAAACGCTGCAAGCGTCTCAATGCGCTCACTGTGGTTTGCGTCCATGCGGTACCGAAGCGTTCGCAAGTCATCAAACTGGAACATGTAACCGGCTGCCGGAGTCAAGAGCCCCGGATTGGCTGGCTTGTAAATCAGCAATGCATCATCGGCATCGAAGACTGGGGCATATGATGCCGTTGCGCCTTCGTTTGCTGAGTTGACAATTGAGCCCGCAACAATAACCTCGTCAACGTCAAACAACGCTGCGAGAAGATCAGTGGTTACCACGCCGCGCTCGGTGTACTTAACCCGATCTAGGATATCGTCAGAGTCCTTCAAGGCAGCATAGACATCTTTGCCCAAGAGCAAAGTATTAGGCTTGCGCCCAGTCTTCGCATGAACAGCCGCCTGCTGGTCTGCGATATCCTTAATCGGCGTGCCACCTGAAGCACTCCAGACAGTGCTCGGGGTGATATCGCTCCCAGAAGTGGATCCAGTCCACACGCTAGTAGTGAAAGCCGCCGCTGCAAAGACTTGATCCCGCTTCTGCAAGAGCTTTTCAGTCACGTACTGAGTTGCACTCGTCAGGATATCAACGCCGGCATCCGCGTTGCGTGCAACGGTGTCGTCAACGTCCATGTGGAAACCGTACTCTTCGCACGAGTAAGTGCCAGTGCTCATGGTAAAGTTGCCGCCTCGAGTCGGTGACCCGCTAGCTCGAAGGCCTGCTTCGCTTCTTAACCACTGTGCCTTATCGAAGACATGATACTTGTTAGAAAGGTGCTGAACGGGGACCGTGCCAAAGACACGACTCGAAACAAAGCTTGTCGCATCTTGCGAATACGCTAAACTGACTGCCGATAGAGCAGCGTCCACATGTACTTCTGAGGTTGTGATAGGCATTTTCTAGCCCTCCTTATGCTGCGCGTGCGGGTGACGCACAGTTGATTGCCGCTGTTCCGATTTCACCGGCAGCGCCGGTTGCGGTGATCATGGTTCCGCAAATGTATTCACTGGTATCGGTCCCTGGGATTTTCTGATCCGCCTGCCCATCGGCGCTAGGCCCGATTAGGTTGTTCTCATCAAGTGCGGCATCGCAATTGATTTTAGAAACGCCCATGATAAGCACGGTAGCAGCCTCGCCCGATGCGCTTGGTGTATTCTGCAAGACGCCGATAGGTCTGTCGGTTGCCGCGTTGCATGCTCCAACTTTTCCATCGGTATCCAGCTCGACGAAATAATACTGCTTGCTTGATAGATCGGCGTTTGCCTCAAGTGTTACGATAATTGATTGTCCGTTATACTCGTAAGCCATTATTAGCGCCCTCCCTGATTGTTGCGCTCTTCGTTATATTCTGCGTAGAGCGCTGGATTTGTTTGAATTGTCTTTGCAATCGCTTGCGGCATGGTCAGAGCGCCCGCGCTCTTCTCAACTTCCGATTTTGCGATTTTCTGAATCTTGGCCCATGGGTCGCCACCAGATGTATCTGGCACAGAGCGCCCAGCCTCGACCAAGAGAGCCCCGCCTTGGAGCGCTGCGCTTGAAGACTCAAGAGCCTTCTCGACCCTTGCCCCAAGCTCTTCGTTGGTTGCCTTGACTTCAATCATCAAATCCACAACCTCTTCGAGCGAATGCCCTGGGATGTTGCAGAGTGATTTTTCAGCCTTAGCGAGATATTCACGACGTGAGCGCTTAGCGATTTCCTCGCCTAAGCTCTTCTCAAGCTCGGCACTCTTAGCAACAAGCTCCTCGCGGTCTTTCCAGATTGCGTCAATCGCAGCCTGAGCAGCCGGTGGGAGATTGTCGAGCGTCTTTTTCAGCTCGTCGTCTTCCTCTTCCATCTTCTCGGCCTCGTCTTCGGCTGGCTCTTCTTCAGCCGCCTCAACTTCAACCTCTTCACCACTTGCGCCGCCTAGCGCTGCTAGCGCGTCGCCCACTGGCATGATGTCCGAGAAAGCTTCCAGGAGTTTCATAGCCGCGAGGATTGCCGCCTTGGCATCTTCTGGCATTTCTTCCTTGAGCATGCCTTCGAGCTTTTGCACGGCCTCGCTTTGGCCTTCAGCTTTGAGCACTTCAACGAGAATTTCACCCATCGTGTCACCTCTTGCTTTCATCAAATGAAAGCGTCGTTTTAAATTTGCACCGCGCTCGACGAGAGACACCTCAAGCGTCTTGACGTCTTTGAGCGAGGTAATGCGCCGCTTAGTCATCGCGCACCTCTTTTCGAATGTTGGTAGTTTGCCCTGAGCTCGGGACTTGAGCAGACCTGTACTCGGCCTGGTGAAATTATCTTATATTTCTATCTAATCGTCAATGATTATTAATCATCGATATATTCTACCTTCGGCATATCGTCGGCGCTCATATCCTCTCGAGTACCGAACCCCCCGATACTAAAGGCATTTAATTCGCACGCCTGCACCTGGGCCCACTGCTCGGGCTCGAGTTTGACGCCCAGAATCCATGAGCCGGAGTGTATGACGTCGTCCCCGAACTTGGTTTTTCGGGCTTTGTGGGGCTCACCGTTCATCGCCGCTTTATAATCATCTGAGCTCGGATAGGGATGAAGCCAGCTCTCGACAACCTTAGCCTCAATCTTGCCGTTATGGTCCAGCCCGATGGTTCGCGAGCTGGCGAGGAAATCATGAGCGGTCTCTTCGATAGCTGCCGGGCTTAGGTGGTCATCATGAGCGTCAACAATGTATGGGTCGAGCACAATCCCGTAAACGATGCGCTTGGCGCTGTCCGCCTTGGCGACGTGGACCGGGCGCCGCTCCACGATTGCCCGCACCTGCTCGAGTTTTCTTGAGAGCATGTCTCGAGAGCCGCCTTCTCTTCGAGCTCCCCAGGGGTGCGGCAAGGCTACATCTTCGAGACCATTGAGAGCCAGCCTGGCCGCCTTGCCCAATGCGACAATCCCAGCCGGTTGCCTATCGGCGTGCTCGTGCAGCTCGCCAACATCAATCACATCAACATCATCGCGACTAATCCCGAGCGGCTCGAGATAGAGCTCATTGAAGAGCCGCCCCTCTGCGCCGCATAGGTGGCGCTTTCGCACGATGTCTAGATTGCTCGGCGTAGACACGACGAAGAGAAGCCGCCTCTTCTCTGGCCTCGGCTTTGGCATCGGCGCCGCTGGGGGCTCGATGGCTTTACCCACTCGAGCCGTTGCCGTTGCCGCTGCTAGCTCTTTGTTTCCGGTGCGCTCGAGAATGGCCTCATAGATTTTGTCCCACTCGGCGCCCTGCTCAACCGGCTCATCGACAACATCAAAGGCCATCGCATCTGATGCCCCCTCGTGCTCTGCCGGCCCCTGCATCAAAATCGGGCCAGCCTCGCTCATCATCCAGTGGTAGCCGGTGGGGGCTTCAACCTCATACGTCTTCATTTTCTTCGCCCTCCCCATACACCTGATCGATCTGCTCTTGCAGCACATCCGCCTCTGGCTCTGGCTCCATGCGAGCGCTCATCGTGTCGGTTGCCGGCAGGTTGCCATACTCGCGCACCCACTCCTCGAGCTTATCATCAGGGGTCAGGACGCCCGCACCCACTAGGCTAGCCAGTGAGCTCGATAGAGCTGCAAGGTCTGGGGTCTCGATGTCGTCGTAAGCTAGCTTGGGATAGCAGGCCTCTGGGAAGTTGTTGAGCCTCATGAGCCGAGGGATGGCTTCATTGTTAATGATGCTCGAAATTGAATCGAGGTACGTGCCGAGAGCCTGCGCGAAGAGCGCGGTCTTTGAATCGGCCAAAGCAAACGAGCCCACCGACTCAGAGCCCAGTAGGATAAACTCGCCCAGCATACTCATCGCAATGCGCGACTCATAGCGCTTGATAATCTCGTTGACGTCGATGGGTCTCCGCCCGCCCGAGCTCAAGAGCTTGAGCCGATAGCCGCTCGGGCTCCCGTCGGGCATTTGCTCATGAGGAATCACGAGCCCCTCGTACTCATCACGCCCGACGCGCTGCACCAAATCTTTCATTGTGGCTAAAACTGCCTTTTCGCCCGAGCTCGCGTTACTCGATAGAATTTGCAAGGGCACCTCAAGCGTAGGGATGCCGGCCACGTCTCGGCTGATGGCCACGCCCTCTAGGGTCTGGATTTTCTTCTTGTAGTAATATGAGATAAAACTCGAGCGCAGAATAGAGCGCCCCTCGGGGTTGCCCTTGTGGGCATCAGCTCTAAAGAGCAGCATCTTTTCGCCCGGTATATAACGCGTGCCGTAGCTCGGTGGCGGCATCTGGTAGAAGCCAAGCACCGAGCCATCTTCTTCGTCTATGTCCCAATCACTGAGCGACTCTTGAGAGCGAATCGGGAAGCCACGCCATCCTATGCGGTTGTCTTTGAATCGGCTCTTGAATCGCTTGTCTTCTTGCTCTGGCCCGCGCCTAATCTTGTAGGTGATCTCGTGCGTCGAGAATCCGAAGACGAGAAAGCTCAAGATCTCGCTGAGCGTATCACTCCAAGTCTCTTCCATATCCTCAAAGAGACACTCACTGACAAACTCAGCGCATGCCTTGGCCTCTGGCGTATCGTCGGCTTCTCGAATCGTCCAATCAACCTGCCTAACGAGCGTGCGAATCGCATAGAGCACGGCCCCAATCACGGGATCATTCATGCTCATCTCTTTGTACATCTTGACGGCTTTGTCGCCGCGCAAGTCAGGCAGAAACTCTTCGTAGACCTTTCCGCCGTAGCGCTTCAGCCCCGTGGCTCCTAGGACATCCATCGTTTCAAATTCGTCTTTATTCTCTGCCATTATTATGGGCTCCCAAACATTGCTCGAGCATCTGCCTCGGCTGTATTGATTCCTCGTTTTTTGTCTTCTGCCAGAACTCTCGATCGTGGTGGTGCTGTAACCGAACACCTACAGTTTGCGACGTGCTTAATCGGGCCATCCCCGGGCCGCATCATCCGCGTGCCATCGGGCAGCACAAAGGGCTCATCGATAGGCACCACGGGCTTCTTGATGTCTTGATGCCCTCGCCCACCCTGGCTGAGTTGAGGCTTCCACATCTTGTACCGCTGCCCCATCGCCTGCATTGCGCTGAATGCTCCGGCGTTCTGCACCTG